ATGGCATTATCCGATGATGGGTATGTAGGGGAATGTGTCTTTCGTAAAGAATATAATAAAGCTAAGGTATTTGTTAAAACTATCTATGGTGTACAATGGATTAGAAAAGACTTAAAGCTAAACTTCCTACCTAACTACGAGATGGGTATATACTCGCTTATAAAGCCACTAAACTGGGGAGAAAGAGAATCTAAACAGTTACGCACAAAGAATGTAGTTAATGCTTATATTGGACAGCTTATGTCGCCATATCAGATTGATTGGAATATACTAGGAAACGTATATAGACCTGAACAGCGACGACCAGACTTAAGTGTTAAAAGATTATTTAAAAATAAAATGGTAAAAGGTATGATAGAAGATAAATTAAAAGAAGTTATGACGGAAAAAGGAATTACTAGGTCATTTGTATTAGATAAGATGTTAAGTGCTATTGAAATAGCAGAAAGTAAACAAGATGTAGGCAATATCTTAAAAGCTACTGACTCGTTTATGGATTTATTAGAAATGAAACCTAATAAACGTATAACAACTGATACAATGCAGATAGATATGACTTCGCAAATATCAGACCAGATAGAAACAGAAGAAAAAAAATTAATTATGTCACGTAAAACAGAGGGAGATATAGATGACGACGGAAGCACCAGAGAACTTGCTTGAAGATTCTTTAGATAAAGATGTAAATCATCCTGACCATTATACTAAAGGTATAGAGGTTACGGACTTTATATCTTCTTGGCAGATGGATTGGTTTCGAGGTAATATTATAAAATATATTGTAAGATGTCCTTTTAAAGGTAATGATATAAAAGATTTAAAAAAAGCTAGATGGTATATTGACGATTTAATTAAAAGACTTGAACGAGATGAGTTACCATCTTCTTGTTATTAATGTAGATGTTTAGTTATTGCCCTAAAATTAAAAGAATGTGTGCATTTGCAACTCAAGACAAGGAAATACTAAGGTGTGGATTAATTGGTGGCTCATTAAAACATTGTATAGTTGAGACTATGCCAGAATGTCCTAAAGATATGAGTAAGTATCAAATAACAAAGTATTTAAAAACATGACTGATAAAAAAGATATACTAGATAAGCTGAAATCAAACATGGTATTGTTTGGTAGAGTTGTTATACCAAATATGTTCTCAGCTAAAAGCCCTGCTTTCCACGATGAGATAGCTCAAGTGCTAATGAACAATAAAATAAAACAAGTAAACATTATTGCTCCACGTGGTCACGCTAAATCTTCTATTGTAGGTGGTGTATATCCTTTATATCATTTAATGTTTGATAAAGGAAAAAAATTAATTGTATTAGTATCTAGGACTCAAGACCATGCTGTTAAACTACTAGGGACAATAAAAGATGTATTAGACTACTCTACCCCTTTTCGTTCTTTGTTTGGTTATTGGGGAATGAACTCTGCTTTTTCTTGGGCAAAGACAGAAGTACGATTAAAAGATGGTTCTATGATTATATGTAAAGGTACAGGACAGCAGTTAAGAGGAATAAAGGTAGGAAACCAAAGACCTACATTAATAGTAGTTGATGACCCAGAAGATGAAATGAATACAAAGACTTCAGAAGCAATGGAAGGAAACTTAAGATGGTTACTTCAATCTGCTGTTCCTTCAGTTGACCCTCGTACTGGTAAGATTGCAGTTATAGGAACACCTCAACATCAAAGATGTTTAGTTGAAACTTTAAAAGAAATGAAAGGTTGGAAGAATATGCATTTCTCTCCCAATATGAGTAAACGCATTGCTCTATGGGAAGACTGGCAACCAATTAAAAAACTAGAACAAAAGAAAATAGAATTAGAATCTATTAATCGTATATCTGTTTTCTATCGTGAATATCTATGTGAGATAGTGGGTGATGAAGACCAATTGTTTAAAGAAAAATATTTTAAATATTATAAAGGTGAACTTGAGTATAATAAAGACAATGAAGCTTTTATGCGTTTTGAAGAGAAAGACGGAGTAGAATGTGAAGAGATATTGCCTGTTAATATTTTTATGGGAGTAGACCCTGCTTCATCAACTAAAAGAACTGCTGACTATTCAACAGTTGTTTCTGTAGCTATAGATGCAAATAATAACAAATATGTATTGCCTTACTTTAGGAAAAGGTCTACACCAATGAATTTAGCAGATTCTATTATAAAACAATTTAAAAAATATAAACCAACGAAGACACGCATCGAGTCAGTTGGTTATCAAGAGATGCTTCGAGAGTATTTAAGACAGCAAAGTGAAGAGCAAGGATTGTTTATATCAGGGTTGGAAATCAAAGAAAACCCACGAACTAGTAAATCTTCTAGGTTAGAAACCCTAGAACCTCACTTTGCGCAAGGTAAAATGTACATTACGCCTGATATGGCTGACTTAAAAAATGAATTATTATTATACCCTAGAAGTAAACATGATGACCTTTTAGATGGATTATTCTATGCAATGAAGGGAAATTACATACCTTACCACTCAACAAATGACCTCAAGCCTCAGCACTCGGAAGGAGAATACTTGAAATCTGACCATGATTGGTTGTTAGCTTGAAACTAATTGTTTTATATTGCGTCTATATAGTTAATTACGTAATTTAATTAAAGTGGATAAATGGGTCAAAAAAATTCTGAAGTATTAAAAAGCGAAGAGCTTTTACGAGAGTATTCTTCTGCTAGGGCAAAATGGGCAAAACAGGCAATTGAGGACGATGAATTCCGTAATGGAATGCAATGGACTAAAAAGCAAGTTGACACACTTCGTGCAAGAGCCCAAGAGCCATTAGTAGTTAATGTACTTCATCCCGCAGTTGAGCAAGCGAAAGCTATGCTTACTTCCAACCAACCCCGTTTCCAATCTACAGGTAGAGAAGGTGCCGACGTAAAAACTGGTAAAGTCTTTTCTGATTTAATGGCTTGGATATGGGATTACTCAAATGGAAACAACGAGCTTAAAACAGTTATTGATGATTACTATGTAAAAGGCATGGGGTGTATGATGATTCATTATGACCCCAATGACGACTTTGGAAAGGGTGAAATCAAACTAAAAGCAATTGACCCGCTTAATGTATATATAGACCCGTCTTCTCAAAGTGCTATCATTGAAGATGCATCCCATGTTATAGTATCTAAGATACATCCAGAATCTCAACTTATAGCTCAATTCCCTGAATATGAAGAAAATATAAAATCAGCAACTGAATCAGTTATTACACCTACTGACAATACTTCAAGGGAAGCTTTAAATGACCAAGTCATAACACAACATGAGCTTCAAGCTTTTAGAACTTCAAGTAAAGATGAGCGTTACCTAGAAGTAATTGAAAGATATACAAAAATTAAAGTAGCTCATTATAGAACTTATGACCCTCATTCAAACTCTGAAAAAATATTAACAGAAGAAGATTTTGAAAAATATAAAAGCTTACCTGCTTTTAAAGCTACAAATGTAGATGGTGTTCAAATTATTACAGACCAAGAACTAGTTGGTCAAAATATGAGTATCTATGAAGAACATGGTGCAGTTTTTCATCAAATGCAAAATCCAATGAATGGTGAATCTTATATTATGTCTGGCATTGAGCATGAAAACTCTATTCCAGAGTCTACAGTTAAATTAGAATTAATGACAATAGAAGAACTCATTGATGAAGAAGAGATAGTTGCAAATGAAATAACAATAGATAGAATAAAGCAATGTGTTTGTGTAGGTGGGCAAATGTTATATCAAACAATTATGCCTATATCTAATTATCCTATTGTTACATTTATGAATAGACACAATAGGAATCCTTTTCCTTTATCTGATATAAGACTAGTTAAAGGCTTACAAGAGTATATAAATAAAATACGTTCTTTAATGATTGCACATGCTTCTTCGTCTACTAACACTAAACTTTTAGTACCTCGTGGTTCTATAAATAAAGCTCAACTTGAGACAGAATGGTCACGAGCAGGTACAGGAGTATTAGAATTTGACCCAGAATTAGGACAACCAATTTCTATGGCTCCAATGCCATTGCCTAATGAATTATATAAAAACGAAGCAGATGCTCGTGCTGACGTTGAAAGAATTTTAGGATTATATTCTATGATGCAAGGAGACGCATCTCAAATGCCAAATACTTATAAAGGTACTATTGCAATTGATGAATATGGTCAAAGAAGAATTAAAAGTAAAAGAGATGATATAGAATTTGGTTTAAATATTGTAGCTAAGACTGTAGTTGAAATGATACAAGCTACTTATACATCTCATAAAGTATTAAGATTGTTACAACCAAATTCAAAAGCTAAAGAAATAGGAATTAATGTACCTTTATACGATGAAATTTCAGGAGATTTTTTAGGAAAATTAAATGATGTTACTGTAGGTAGGTATGATGTAGTAGTTGTTTCTGGTTCTACTCTGCCATCTAACAGATGGGCAAGATTTGAATATTACATGCAGTTATATGAAAAAGGTTTAATAGACCAAGTTGAAGTTTTAAAGCAAACAGACGTTGCTGATATGGAAGGCGTACTAGAGCGTTCATCTCAAATGTCTAAAATGCAACAACAAATATCAGGTTTATCTGACCAAGTAAAAGACTTGGAAGGTGACCTACAAACTTCTCAAAGAGAGTTACAACATGCAAGACAGCGTGTTGAGTTAGAGAAGTTTAAATCAGAACTTGACAAGTCATCTACTAAAGCTAATGCCACAGAATCTGTGTTTAAAGCAAGAGCAAGTGACGAAGTGAAGAAGCTACGAGATTCGGTTGCTGAGCAAGAAGCTACAAACCGAAACATAACTCCACTAAAGGAATAAGATGGAAAATGAACAAGCAAGCAATGCTGACGATATGAGTGTTTTTGATAGCTCACAGACTTTACTTTCAGAGGCTCCGCCTACTGAAGCTACAGTAGAGACTATCGCTGGTGAACAGGTGACTGAAGTACCTGTAG